GTTTGTATTATTTGAAGGTGCAACATTTGATTACGGTGAAGTAATTATAGCTGATGGTACTAATAAGCTTTATAGTTTCCGAATGGAAGGAACAGGAGCTTTAAATACTAGAACATTTTTTGCTTCTGAAATAACTGTAGATGGAACTAATGGAGTTAAATACATAACTATCCATGACCATCATTTAATTGCAGCAGGAGTAGAAAATAATTTAAATACTGTTTATTATAGTGTTTATAATGACCCTGATAACTTTACAGGTGCTGGTGCAGGTTCTGTAGTTATATCAGACCAAGTACAAGGTATTAAAGGATTTAGAACAGACTTAATAGTTTTTGCTGAAAACAGCATTCATAAGTTAATAAATATAAATGATAGTGCTAATATTCGTATAGACCCTATTACAGAAAGTATAGGATGTTTAAGTGGTTATAGTATTCAAGAGATTGGTGGTGATTTAATATTTTTAGCACCAGATGGATTAAGAACAGTTGCTGGTACTGCAAGAATTGGTGATACTGAATTAGGTACAGTAAGTAAAGCAATACAACCAGAATTAACTGAAATTGCACAGAACATTAATAGCTTTAGAATAACAAGTATAGTTTTAAGAGAAAAGTCACAATACAGATTATTTTACAGTAATTTAAGTGCAGCAGCAGCAGGACAAAGAGGAATTATAGGAACACTAAGACCAAATGGTTTTGAGTGGTCAGAAACAAGAGGATTAGAAGTAACTGAAATAGGTTCAGGTTTTGATACTAATGGTATTGAAAAATATTATCACGGTAACAATACAGGTTATGTATATGTTCATGATTCAGGTAATGACTTTGATGGAACTGCTATATTAGCAAGATATGCAACACCAGATTATGATTATGGTGATTTAGGAACTTTAAAAACTTTACACTATGTAAGAGTTTCAATAGCATCAGAAGGAGTAGTAACTCCAGAAGTGCAAGTTAAATTTGATTATAATAGTGGTGATATACCACAACCTAGTAGTAATTTTTCACTAGGTACAGTAAATCCAGCATCTAAATTTAATAGTGCTGTATTTGGAACAAATGTATTTGGAGCTACTTCAGCTCCTATGATACGAGTTCCTTTACAAGGAAGTGGAACAAGTAATAACTTTACGGTGATTTCAAACGATACAAAAGCACCGTATAAAATAAATGGTTTATATGTAGATTATATACCTTCAGGTAGGAGATAAAAATAATGGCAGGTTATATTAGACAAAGTACTTTCGTAGATGGCGATACTATTACTGCTGCGTTATTTAACAACGAATACAATCAGTTAGTTAATGCATTTAATAATAGTACAGGACATAAACATGATGGTACAACAGCAGAAGGACCAGTAATAGGTCTGATTGGAGATGCTGGTGAAACTTCTCCAAACAATAAAGTATCAATAGATACAACAAACAATCATATTGAATTTTTTGTAGAAGTATCAAGCAGTCCAGTACAACAGCTTTATATAGCTGATGGAGCTATCGTTCCTGTCACAGATAGCGATGTAGATTTAGGTACTAGCTCATTATACTTCAAAGATGCTTACATTGACTCTGTAACAACAACAGGTAATGTAGCAATAGGTGGTAATCTTACAGTAACAGGTAATGCTACTATTTCAGGTAATCTTACATTCGGTGATGCAGATACTGATAGTATTAATCTATCTGCTGAAATTGATTCACATATTGTTCCTAATACAGATGACACATATGATTTAGGTACAACTACAAAACAATGGAGAAATTTATATATTGATGGTACTGCTGAAATAGATACCCTTGCTATAAATGGTACTACAGTTACCTCAACTGCTGCTGAACTAAACATATTAGATGGAGTAACATCCACAGCAGCCGAACTTAATATTCTTGACGGAGTAACTTCTACCGCAGCAGAATTAAACATTCTTGATGGTGTTACAAGTACTACAGCAGAACTAAACATTCTTGATGGTGTCACAGCTACAGCAGCAGAGTTAAATATTTTAGATGGTGTTACTTCGACAGCAGCAGAGTTAAATATTTTAGATGGAGTAACAGCAACTGCTGCAGAAATAAATGCCCTTGATGGTATTACTTCAACAGTTTCAGAACTTAATATTGTAGATGGTGATACAGCAGCAACTTCAACAACTTTAGCAGATGCTGATAGAGTTGTAGTTAATGATGCCGGTACTATGGTACAAGTTGCTCTTACAGACTTTGAAACATATTTTGAATCAGCATTAGATACATTAAGTAATGTTACAACTGTTGGAGCTTTAAATGCTGGTAGTATTACTTCAGGCTTTGGAGCTATTGATAATGGTTCATCAGCTATTACAACTACAGGTACAGTAACTTATGGAAGCTTATCAGATGGTACAATTACTATTACAGCTTTTGTTGATGAAGATGATATGACATCTAATAGTGCTACATTAGTTCCAACTCAACAATCTGTAAAAGCTTATGTAGACTCTCAGGTTACTGCACAGGACTTAGATGCTACTACAGATAGTGGTACAATAGCAATAGACTTAGATAGTGAAACATTAACTATTGCAGGTGGTGAAGGTATTGATACTTCTGCTGCAACAAATACAATTACTATTGCAGGTGAAGATGCATCAACAAGTAATAAAGGTATTGCTTCCTTTGATAGTGCAGACTTTACAGTTTCTAGTGGAGCTGTAAGTTTAGCAACAACTTCAACTGCTGCAGAATTGAATATATTAGATGGTGCTACAGTAACTACTGCAGAACTTAATATACTAGACGGTGTTACATCAACTGCAGCAGAGTTAAACATACTTGATGGTGTTACATCAACTGCTGCTGAATTAAATTTATTAGATGGTTCTACAGCTAATACAGTTGTAAATAGTAAAGCAGTTATTTATGGTTCTAGTGGAGAATTAGCAGGAACTTTATCAACAGCAGCACAAACTAATATTACAAGTCTTGGAACTCTTACTACTCTTAGTGTTGATAATATCACCATAAATGGTAATGATATTTCTAGCACCGATTCAGACGGAGATTTAGTATTCAAAGGTAATGATGGTGGAAGTACAATTACTGCCCTTACCCTTGATATGTCAGATGCTGGTACTGCTAAATTTAATCACAACATACAATTAAATTCTGCTGGTGCTTATATCAGTTTAGATAATAACGATAATTCACGAATAGCAGGAGATGCAGATTCAATAGATTTTAACCTTTGGGATAATTCAAGTGCTTATCAAACTAGAATGACAATTTTAGATACAGGTAAGGTTGGAATTAATGAAGCATCTCCATCAGCACCTCTAACAGTCAACACAGGTTCAGATGGTAATAATGTTTATATAGATAACAATGGTACACAACTTGCTATAGGTTCTACTTCAAGTGTTAATTATATAAATACCCAAAATGGAAGTGCTACATTAGCTATACAAACAAATGGCACAGAAAGGATGCGTATTGATAGTTCAGGTTTGGTTGGAATTGGTACAAGTAGTCCATCAGGCAACCTTGAAATAGCTACATCTGCAAGTGATACAGGTGTTGACCTTGTTCTTGATGGAAATAAAACAAGTAATGGTGGCATAGGTAGCATTATATTTAATAACAATGGCGATAGTGTTGGCATGATTCGTTCTAACAGAGCTTCAGCTAACGATGCTGCTGATATGTTGTTTTATACGCAAGCTACAGGTGGCGGAAATACAGAAAGGATGCGTATTGATTCTTCAGGATTAGTTGGAATAGGACAAACCCCATCTTCTTCTGATGGCTCTATGTTGCAGATTACAGGTAATGATGGTATTCAATTAAAAAGGTCAGGGCAAACAAATGGATTTGTAATAAGACCTAATGCTTCAACTGATGGTTTAAGATTTACGCAAGGTGGAACTGGCGACAGAATGACTATTAATTCTTCAGGTCAAGTATCTATAGGCAGTACATCAGCTTCAGAATTATTAAATGTTGCTGCTGGTTCAGGAAGTGGTGCTGCTATGGAATTTGCAGGTAATGGTACAACATTAGGTTCTACTTCAATGTTTGTTGGGCATGGAAGTAGTAATGATGGTTTTGTATACCAAAGAGCAAACTCTCCATTAATTTTTGGTACTAACAATACAGAAAGAATGCGTATTGATTCTTCAGGGCAAGTATATATTGCAACGACTACAGATTTGGGTGGTGCATTAAATATTATTGGTAGTGGTAAACAAGCAATAGCATTGCGAAGAAGTGCATCAACAGGTTCAATTATAACTTTTCAATTTGGTGGTTCTGATGTTGGTAGTATTTCTGTAGATGGTTCAGCAACAGCATACAACACATCTTCTGATGCAAGATTAAAAAATGTTTTAGGTAAAGCAAAAGGTTTAGAGATTGTTAATAAATTAAATCCTGTAAACTTTGAATGGAAAGAATCTAAAAAAGTACAAGATGGATTAATAGCACAAGAGGTATTAGATGTAGTACCAAATGCTGTAACTATTAGTGAAGATGGGTATTACTCAATGGATTACAGTAAATTAGTTACGCCTTTACTAAAAGCTATACAAGAACAACAAGAACAGATTGAAGCCTTACAATCTGAAATTAAAATTTTAAAAGGAGAATAAATATGGCAGATTGGAATTGTAAAACTATAGATGTATATACACATGAACATAATGGACATCAGCA